AAGCCGTTCAAAGAGCCGTCCGAATAGACGTAGCGGACGAGGAGGGCGAGCGACGAATAAGGCGTTCGTAGCCACCAATACCAGCCCTTTGACGTGCTGAAATTAGCGTCCGTGTACTCCGAATTGCTCACGCATTGCGCCGTAGGATAAGCGACGCGGGAAGCGTCGTTGCTGAATAGCGCAAGAAGCGTTCCTTCTGCGATATTGTTTTCATTCGCAAGCCCCACTTCGGTGGTGGACGGAAGGAACATTTTTGACGTTACCGTTTCATAACTTCCGCCGTCGGTAACGGTGTTCCTTGCGACGGTCTGTGTTGTGGTCAGAAGCTCCGCAACGAACTTCGGATCAAGCATAGCAAGGAAGCCCGCCCACGCGTCGTACTCGTTGTAACTGTTCCATACGTTCGCGTTTGTAGGCGGCGCGTCCGCGCTGTGCTTTGCGCTGTACCATGCGCCCGCCGCCGCGTTGCTGTTCAGCCATTGCAGAAGGTTTGAATACTGATAGCGGTTATTGCCGTATTGTTTCCGGTCGCTGTTGCTGTTGCTCGGCTCTTTCGCGTCGAAACACATTAACTGAATGATCTTTTCCGTAATCAGCGTTACGGAATTCGACGGGTAGCCGCTGTGGTTCTTGTCGGCGATCTTGAAAACGATCTTCGATCCGAAGCGTGATTGATACGCCGAAAGAACCGGAACTTCAATCTTCGCGCCCACCGTCAAACTGCCTAATGTTTTTGACATTGTGCCGCCTCCTTTGTTTTCATTAAGCTGTTGTAATACTGATCCGTCCGCCGGATCAAATGATAGCTATTTCCCTTTTCTGCGTGTCCTCTCCAGCTTTGATAGGATTGTTCGACGGTCTTTGCGTCGATCCGTCCCGCCGCGTGAAGGGCGGCTAATTTCTTCAACTTCCGCTTCATATTGTTTTTGCTCCTGCGGCGCACCTTGCGGATCACCGCGCCGCTTTCGGTCAAGTATGTATGAAAGCCCAAGAAATCAACGCCGTGTTTTAAGGGAAAGATATTTGTTTTCGCATTCAGCGAAAGCCCGCGCGCCTGTACGAACGCTTCAATCTGCTTCCGGCACTCCTGCAAATATGCTTTGTCGTGATGGATCAAAAAGAAGTCGTCCATATAGCGCCCGTAATATTTGATACCCAGCTTTTCCTTTACGAAGTGATCAAGCCCGTCAAGGTAGAGAAGGGCGAAAAGCTGTGAAGTTTGATTGCCGATCGGTATTCCGACGTTGCCTTCGGTGCTGTCGATGATAAGATCGACAAGCCACAAAACGTCCGGATCGGTTATCTTCTCGCGGATTAAGGTTTTCAAAACGTCGTGCCGGATCGAATAGAAATACTTTGAAATATCGCCTTTCAGTATCCAGCCGTCAATTCCGTTCTTCCTGTAAAACCTCCGCATGAACTCTTGAAGCCTGTCTAACCCGTAATGCGTACCTTTCCCCACCTGCGACGCGTAGTTATCGCGAATGAACGATCGTGTCAAAATCGGTTCAAGCACGTTATCGCAAAGCGAATGTTGAACAACCTTGTCTTTGTAGCTGTTCGACATAACCACGCGGCGCTTCGGCTCGTATACCTCGAACGTGTTATACGGGGACATGGTATAGCGCTTCGTTCTGATCTGCGCGCTTAATAGGTTCAGCGCTTCAAGAAGATTAACTTCAAACTTTGCCGCCGCTCCTTTCCACCTCTTGCCTTGCCGCGCCTTTCGGTAGGCATTGTATAGGCTTTCAAAACTGTGTATCTTTTCAAAGTCTGTCATAATAAAAAATCCTCGCTGTTTATAACCTTTGCCAGCCGCCGGAAGGCGGTATGCTCCGGTATCGGCGATCCTGTATTTGTCCCCGCCGTGGATAGCGGCGACGGGATACACCTTCCTTTGATGGTGGTATTCTGCTTTCGGCTGTGCCTACTCGTTCACATAGTCCACCGAAGCGGGCGAACGCCCCTGTTGCCGTTGTACGCGTTGTTGTTGTTCAAAGAGCCGTCCGAATTGACGTTGCGGACGTTGTGGGCGTTCGACGAATTAGGCGTTTCAAGATGTACCCCGAACGTTTTTCAAGCCCTCGTTTTGTCCCGCTTCTTCCACGCGGTCGTCATGTACTTCACTTCAAGCGCAAGTTTTGACCAATATTCGCAACTGCTCATAGAAATAAAGCCCATTTCCTGCGAAAGCTCTATGAAAAATAGAAGCTCCTTGCAATAGGTCAGCGCCTTTGCTTGTAGCTTCTGCCGTTGTCTGTATTCCTGCGCGTCCCGAAGGTCTAATTCGTTCGCTTCAAGGACGCATTCGTAAATGTCCACCGCTTTATCCTGTATCCTGTTTACAAGCGTGAAGCGGTATTTCTTCGGGTAGCGCTCCGTCGAATTCGTGATCGTGAAGGTGTGCTTTACAAGGTCTTTCGCTTTCACAATCACGTTGAATTCCGTCGGTTCTTTCCGCTCCCGCTCCGGTCTTTGCATATATGCACCGTCCTTTCCGCATTCGCTCGATCATAGCGGTATCGTCGGCGCACCCGTCGAAATCGAAGCCCGCTTCGGTAACGGTCAGCGTTGCCGCGTTCCCTGTAACCGTTGTTCCTGTGATCTGTAATACCTCCGCGCCGCAAGCCGCGCACGGTGGGGAAAGCTCCGCGAAGATGTTTCCGATCACGCACGACAATTCCGCCGCCGTGCAAGCGTACCGCGTCAGCATTCGATCCTCTGCAAACTCTCGTTCCAAATGCCCGTAGACGTTACGCCGTCGAGATCATCGAAGAGGATCAAGAACGGATTTGTCGTAATGTCATTGAAAAGCACCGCTTCCAGCATATCCACGCGCGCGTCAAGCGCGTTCGTGATATTCAGAAGATTTGTTGCCGCGTTATCGTCAAGGACGTTTTGCAAGCCGTTAAACCATGCGTTGAAGTCCGCCGCCGCCTGTGTTTCAAAATCCGCCATGTGTTGCTCGAACGCTTCGTACTGCGTGTTACCCTGCAATTTCAGCGAATTCATATACGAAACAAGCGTGTTGTACTCCGCCGCCGAAAGGGATTGATATTCAGCGAACCACGCTTGAAGCTGTGCGTTAAAAGCCGCCGTGTCGATCTGCTGAACGACGGCGGCAACAACGCCGCAAATCGACGTGTTCAAGCGTTGATCCGTGATCTTGCTTTGCGTGATAGCTGTTACGCCCGCGCCCACGTAGATGTCCGCCAGCGCAAGCTCGTAAACGTCCGCGTCCCTCTGCAATGCGGGCGCGGTAGGGGACGCGCTGAACGAAGAAGATTTGACCTTCACCGACATAACGCGGTTTGTCAAATCCCAGCGCACGACAACGCGATCAATGCGGTTCAACTGTCCGTCCGCCGTGTCAAGCTCGACGGCAAGATCGCCCGTGTTGAAGTAGAAGTAACCGTTGATCCACGCTTTGCCCGTTTTAACGTTCAGCTTCATTCCGTCGTTTGCAACGACTTGAAGCCCCGTCGAAGGGACGGGGAAAACGCCGTTCCCGATGAACGAAGCGAAGTATTCCGCCCAATCCTCCGCTTTGTACGTGCGATCGTGCGAAACGCTGTTGAAGAAACTTGATTTTTCCATGCTGTGAAGCCCTCCTTTATTTCGTAATCTGCCGAATTTGTGTCAGAAGCGCGGGCAAGCTCTCGCCGAAGGTAATATCTATTTCTTCGCCGCTGGTTTCGTAGGTTTCCGCGATCTCCGTTATGCGAACGTCAATGCGGACGTTCCAGCGCTTATTGATACACGTTACCCGATCGCCTAAATCGTAGTCCGTGCCGTACTTCAAATTCGCGTTCGTGTTGATCTTCGATCCGAAAGCAAGCGTTTCCGCGTATTGCTCCAGCTCTTCAACGCCGCGCGCGGAAAGAAGCGCTAAATACTGCGCCGTTGTAAGCGTTACGGTCTGCCCGCTCTCGTTTTCGTATTCCTGCACGATGTCCGTTGCATTGATGAAAACTTCGTCGCGGGAAAGCCCCGCCGCGCTTCCTCCGACTTCCGCAACCTTCCGCGTTACGCCTTCTTTTTCCTCTCCGCCGATGTAAGCCGTTGTTTTAAGGTTTTCAATACTGTTCGTGTATTCCTGTTCCACGATGTTGTCAAATTCCTGTGAAAAGATACAAGGCGCGTTTCCTGCGGCATTTCCCGCCGTAAGGTCGCGCCCTTTGTAAACGGAAAAGGTGTGCTTTCCCGTCCGTGCGTTTGTTGTAACCCGAATACCCAGCTTCGCCGCCTTCGCCGCCGTTTCCGCCGCAAGCTGGGCGTTCACGTACTGCTCCGAAGTATAGTCGATCTGCCCGCTTCCGGTGTCTGCGTCGGTCGTGGATATGCTGAAATTCGGGATATTGCGCGCCGCTCCTGCGTTCGTGCAAGTCTGCTTCACAATGGCGTATAGAATGTTCTGTGTCGTGTCCTTCGTGATGATCTGCGTTGTCAAAATGCGCTTGCCGATCCACGAAAGCAGGAACTTTCCTTGAACCTCTATTTCCTCCATGCCCTGTGAATTTTTCGTAATGTGAATATAGCGGATTTCCGCCGCTTCTTTCCCGCCGCGCTTGATGATGATATTTTCCTTCACCAGCAAGCGGGCGTGATCCTCCGTGAAGGGAACAAGCAACTTGAATTCGCCGCAACTCCAATAACGCCGCGTCCATATCAAGGACGAAATCTTTTCGACAATCCCTTGAAGTGTCATATCGCGGCTATAAACGTATAATTCCACCGCGTTACACTCCCAAATACAAGTTATTGTGATAGATTGAAACTTCGAGATTTTCCGCGTTCGCGTCCGCTGAATAACGGAAGAGATTGTCGCCCACGGCGATCTGCAAATACGAACTATCAACGTCGAGATAGCGGAACGCGTCTGTAATCGTGCCGCCACGGTTCAGCTTCACGGCTTTTTCACCGTAGCCCGTGGAAACGGTTAAAACGTCGCCCGCTACAAGCGAAATATTCAGCTTGATAAACTCCCGTGTATCGACGTTCAGCAATACGGGATTTGTAACCGCGCCGATCGCGCGGAACTCGATCCGGATACCGCTTTTCACGTCGCCGGAATTGTAGACGTTCACAATCAGCGACGGCTGGCGATAGCCGATTTCCCAGCCGTCGTAAAGCTCCAGCCCGTCCGGAACGGGGAATTCAAAGCCGCCGATCCACGTTGCTATGTCCTCGCGCGTTTCCGTTTCCTCTCTCCAAAAGGGATTAAGGCAAGACAAGCTAACCGTGAATTGCTCGAAGATCGGCTTTCGCTTGAAGATCGGCGCGTCGTCGATCTTGCACCCGATCACCCGCCGGAAGTCGCCGAAAACATACGTCAACGTTGCTTCGTACTGCGGATTTAATATGCGGTTCAGCTTCCGGCGTAGGTTCTGCGCCGCTTGCTTGTCCCGCTCCTTGATGTATCCCACGATGTCAATATCGCGGCTTTCGATCCGATAGCCCAAGTATGTGTCGCCGTCCTGCCCCATGCTGTTGGTGCTGTAAATAGCGTTCCGCACGTCGGAAAGTCCGGTAACGTCCTTGAAGTTTACGTGATACGAAGAAGCGGGGGAAAACTCTATGCTTTCCCCGCGCTCGTTCGTGTAGATCAATTTTTCTTGTGTCCTCATGCCATAACCTCCCGCGCAATCTGCCGGAACTGCCGCGCCGCCTGTCTTTGCTGTTCGGCGTAGCTCGTTTCGTTCGCATAGATGTTTTGCACGACTTCAACGGAAGGCGTACCGCCGCCGCGCGTGTCGCGTCCCTCTCCGGAACGGAATTCCGGAACGGCGTTCGACGTTTCGCGCCGGATCGAACTTTCAACGTCGCGCATTTCGCGGGCGAAGCCTTCGCCCAAGCCCTGCGCCATGTACGAACCGATACGGGCAAAAACCTTCGACGGGGAATTGATGTCCATTTCCTCTTCAACCGCCGCCACAATATCCCTCATCATAGAGCGGACACGGCTTTCAAGCCAGCCGGACATATTTTGAAAGCCCTGCCAAATGCCGCGCACCATCTCTTCGCCCGCTTCCTTGAACTGCGATACGTAAGAGCGAAGCGCGGTAATAACGGGCTGAATGATTTGTGCAACCTTGCCCGTGATCTGCGGGATACCCGCGATCATTCCTTGCGCTATGCTCTTGTCGATGTTCGTTCCTTCGGTTACGAACTTTTGATGTTGTGCCGTGAATGCGGTAATAATGCTTTGCGCGATCTGCGGTACTTTCTGCGTGATCTGCACGATACCCGCCACCATGCCGGAAGCTATGTTTTTGTCGAAGTCCTGTCCGGCTTGATTGAAACGCTGGGCTTGCGCCGTCAGTCCGGTAATAACCCGCTCGACGATCGCGTTCACCGCTCCGGACAAGCCTTCAATGTTCGCAATAATGCCGTTGTTCACGGCGTTTACTGCTTCCGCCGCCGTCAGCGCGCCCGCTCCGCCCATTGCGGCGGTCATATCGCCTTCAACGCCGCCCATGTTGTCGGTGAAGCCTACGCCCACGCCGTCCGCCATGTTGCCGCCGATTTCAGCGAATACCGTTGACGGGGAATGAATGCCGAAGAAGTCCTTAATACCCGAAACAAGGGACGAAGCCCAGCCGGATACCTTTTCCCACAACCACGAAGCCGCCCCGCTGATACCTTCCCACAAGCCGTGAAGAAGGTTTGCGCCCGCGTTTATCATTTCGCCGCCCAGCGACGCGAACGCTTGCACAATGCCGGAAACAATCTGCGGAACTGCCTTCACGATTTCAACTATGATCGTCGGCAAATTCTGAATGAGCGCCACGAAAAGCTGAACGCCCGCCATAATGATTTGGTCAATGTTGCCGATCAGCGCGTTTACAATGCCGCTTATGATTTGCGGGATCGCTTGAACGATCGTCGTTATAATCTGCGGCAATGCCTGTATGAGCGCGACAAGAAGATCAATGCCCGCTTGAATGATAAGCGGTATGTTCTCCGTAAGCGCCGTTATAATGCCTTCAATGATCTGCGGGATCGCTTCAACAATCGTTGTGATGATCTCCGGAAGGGCGGTAATTAACGCCGTCAGAAGGTCGATACCCGCTTGAATGATCTGCGGGATTGCGGAAAGCAAACCGTCGATCAAGCTGGTTATCAACTGCGGAAGCGCCGCAACAAGAACGGGGATCGCGTTTATAATGCCTTCCGCCAGCCCTGTTACAAGCTGTAAAGCCGCGTCGATCAGCAACGGGATATTGTCGATCAGAACTTGCACGATGTCCGTTACAAGCTGAACCAGCGAAGGAACAAGCGTCGGCAACGATTGAGCTATGCCCGTAGCGATATTCGCGATCATCTTCACTGCGAATTCAAGGAAGGTCGGTAACATTTCCGTTAGCTTTTCGATCGCGAACGTAACCATACCCAGCAAGCCGTCTGTGAAGTCCTCCGCCGCGCTCTCTGCACCGGAAAGCGCACCCGTCAAGCCTTTTCCGATAAGCTCGACGAACGGCGTTATTTCCTGCAAAAGCTCCGCCGCAAGCTGTTTCAGCTTTGTAATGATCGGTTCAGCAATCGCGCCCAGCGCCGCCATAGCGCTGTTCAGATTTGCTGTTGCCTTCTGCGCGTCGATAATGTCGCCGTTTACCTCTCTGTACTTGTCCGCCGCTTCTGAATAAAGCCCGTTCAACGTGGACGTTATAAGGGCTTGCCGCTCCTGCTCCGATGTGCAAGCGTCAAGGCTGGCTTGAAAATCATCTTCGGAAACGCCTGCCCAATTCAGCGCGTCGGCAAGATTGCCCGTGATTGATCCCGTCTTTGCCGTTTCGTTCGCGGCTTCGGTCAAGCCTTCAATCGGCAAGCTGTCGCCGAATGTCGCGTAAACGCCCGTGCAAATGTTTGTCCAGTCCGAAAGCTCTTTTTCGTTCGTAGTCAGCTTCGCAAGGTGGGCGGCGGCTTCCGTTGCCTGTCCGTCGTCGCCAAGAACGCCGTACAACTCCGTATAGGTGTTTTTCGCGTCCTCTGCCGAATGTCCCGCCGTCGTGAAGCTGGTTTCAAGTTTACCCATGTTTTCGCGGGCTTCGCGTGTTTCTTCGGCAAGCCCGAAGAATGCCGCACCCGCCGCCGCAATCGCCGCACCCATAGCCGCGCAAGCTGCGCCGATCGCCTTTCCTGCTTTGCCGACGGTTTCGCCGACGCTCTCCCAATCCACCTTTGAGCTTTTCAGCTTTTTAGAAGTGTCGTCGATTTCCTTTTGAATTTTCACCATGTCGGCTTTGGTGTTGTTCAGATTTGTTTGCATTTTCTGATATGCGGGATTTGTCGGTTCGATACCGTTATCGCGCATTTTCTTCAATGCCTTTTCCGCCGCTTCTGCTTTCTTCGCCTGTTCGTCGAACTGCTTTTGTAATAGCTTCTGTTTCGCGGTCAGCGCTTCCACGCTGTCTGCGTTGTCGGCGAATTCCGCCGTCGTCAGCTTCATTTCCGATCCGATTTCGCGAAGGGAAGAATTTATGTTAGTGCAAGCGGCGCGATACTCTTTTTCGCCTGTAAGGTCGATTGATGTTTTGATCTGCTCTTCTTTCGCCATTTATATCCCTCCCAGCACGTCGTCAATATCAACTTCTTTCGGAACGGGCTTGAAACGATCCGGATTGAATTCACGATGAATTTTGAAAAGCGTCAAAATTTTATACGGTGTCATGCGCCATACTTCGGCTTCGCTCCAGCGAAGAAGCGTTACGCCGATATAAAGAAGGCGGGCAAGGTCGATTATTCCTTGCCCGCTGTTGCGTTTTTTTCGATGTCCTCTTCGTCGTCCTCTTCCTCTTCGTCCCGTTCGGGCGGTTCGGGCGTTCCGTTGTTGCCCATAGAAAAGGATTTGAAGATCGCCGCTTTCACGTCGGCGAAATTGCCCGTATGAATGAGCTTGCCCACCTGTTTTTCGGTAAGCGGTTCTTCGTCGTCCGCCGCGCCCTCATTCAAAAGCACGGTCAGAAGCCAGCGAAGATTTTTAATGCTGTCCTTGCCGGAAAGCACGGTATCAAGGCGATCGAAGCCGCCGAATTTGTCTTGCATTTCGTCGATCGCGTTCAGACTGAAAAGAAGGTGTCTTTCCTTGTCCAGCATGATCGGGAAACGTCCGTCTTTAATTGCGCTCATAGCAGAATAAGGCGGGAAGCCTTTTCAGACTTCCCGCCGTTCCTCCTTTCGATATTCGATTAACCGCCCGCGTTGTTAGGCTCACGAACGGAAGTGAACCAAGCCGTCGCCACGCTGTTCGTAGGCTCTGCGACGTGTTCAGCCTTCCACAATCCGTCGGAACGCTTGATAAACTGTCCGACGATCTCCGGCGTAGTAAATTCGATACTGTCGCCCTTCGTGGTGTAGTTTTCATCGGGGATCGCGAATTTGACCTTGTAAAGCCAAATGTACTTGTACGTTCCGCCCGCCTTCTTCGCGCGGAAGCCGATTGCGGTATAGGGCGCTTCGTCGCTGTCAGAACCGTAAACAACCTTGTCCGCGTCCTGCTTCTGTCCAAGCAGGGCGGCAAGATCAGCCGGAAGAAGATCGTTCACGTTCAGCGTGATTTCTCCGGATACGAATTCTTTTACAACTTCGTCCGCGCCGTCGTCGGCGTAAAGGATCGCTTCGGCGACTTCAACGGAAAGCTCCGCCGAAATAGCTTTCGCCATACGCACGGGCGTTCCGTATTCCTCCGCACCGGACGTGCCGATCGTGATGGGTGCGCGGTAAAGATCGCGCAAACCGATTGTTGCCATGTGTCATACCTCCATATACTTGATTTCAACGGGAACGTGGTAATATCCCGTGTCCTGTTCGTATGTTTCCGCGTCTATCGTGATCGCGTAGAACCCCGCCGCCTTCAATGCTGTTTTCAAGCGTTGAAGAATGTCGATGTAATCCGTTTTTGAATAGACGTGTACTTGATACGTGAATTCCTGCGCGCCCTCTTCATCGTCTGAAAAGAACGTGTCGCGCCCCACGACAAGCTGATAGACGATAAAGCAAGCCGCCTTCCCGCCGTATTTAAGGCGTTCGACGGGAACGCCCAGCTTTTCAAGCTCCGCTTTTAACAAGCTGTCAACGTTCTTCATTTTGCTTTTCCTCCCATACGCGGCGCATTTCCGAAACAACGTCGTCCGCCGCCTTTTCATTCGCCGCCGTGAACCACGGGCGCGCGGGCATATTTGAACGCCCGTAATTAAGGACGAAGCCTTTTTCCGCGTTGCGTACTCCGTGCTTGTCCTTTCCGTTCGGATAGATTTCAACCCGTTTTCCGCCGTCAATCTCTTTCACGGCGGATACTTTGATGGACGCAAGAAGCGCCCCCGTGCTTCGTCTGCTGTTGAACCTTGTCTTGATCTCTTCTTGCTGTGCCTTCTGCATTACTGCGCCACCCGCTTTGAGCATTTCCGGCACGGCTTCTTCAACGATCGCGTCTTGCCGAAGCATTGCTTCTTGTACGTCGTCCAGCCCGACAACGTTAAACTTCGCCATTGTTGCCGCCCCCTTCCGCTTCCGGAAGATTAACCAGCGTCAACTCTGTAAATTCTCCGTTCCCGTGCGTGTACGTCCGAAGGACGCGATACCGTTTCCCGCTCGAAACGGGATATTCCACGATCTGCTGTTCCTCATACTCGAAGGAATGCACGTCGAATTTTAATTCCGTCGTATAGCCCGCCTGTTGCGCCTTGTAGAACTCCGAAAAGCCCACGGATTTCTTGTCAGCGAAAACCGTTGTCGCGGTTTCTGTGCGGGCGACGGGGAAGCCGTGTTCGTTCGTGCGCGGCGAAGGTTCAGACAAGGCAACCAATGTTATTTGTTCGCCCCATCTCATTTATTTACCCTCGCTTTCTTCGGTGTAATCAGCGGTCAGCGACAAGGCGCACTTCAAATAATCGTATGCGTTGCGGTAACGCTCCGCGTCGTCATTGAAGCCGAATTCCGCCTTTGCATAAAGCACAACCGCCCGATCAAGAAGGGGATCGCCCAGCGTTTTACTGGACGATCCCGCTTCCGCCGGAATGTTGATACCGACAAGGCGAAGATCAGCGATCGCCGCGTTTATGAGATCGGAAACTTCGCCGTCAAGCTCCGTCCCGCTCAACCGCAACGCCAGCTTTACCTTGTCAAGCATTTGTCAGCCCTCCCGCTTTAGGCGGTCGCGTTGACCAGCTTCACGATGGCTTCGCCGATAGCGGGCGCGCAATCAAAGATCGCGATACCGCTATATTTGTAGCTGTTCGTGTCGATGTCGTAGGCGCTCTTCACGCCGATATTTTCGGCAAGGTTCGCGCAAACCTTCTTGAAGTCGCCCAAGAAGGCTTCGTGATCCGCGACGTAATCGGACAGAAGAACGGGATAGCCGTACACGAAGTACGCGTTGTTCTGAACGGTTACAATGTGGTTCTTGCTGTTGTCCTGCAACGGCATAAAGTCGGTGAACAAGGTTTTCTTGTTCATAACGAACTTGCCGTTACGGTCATAGCCGGAAGGCAGAAGCCCGATCAACGTCTGCACGTTTGCGGCGGTAAGCGCGCCCGTCTTTGCAACGGTAACGCTGTTGGTCGCGCCCCAAGTGTTCGCGTTTTCAATGCCCTTCGGCTGGGAAGAACCCGTGCCGTTGATAAGCAAATCTTCGACTTTGCGGGCGATAGCTTCCGCCAGCATATTGACGATCCAGCTTTCAAACGCGGTAATGCTCATAGTCATTACAGTATCGGAAATCTGAACCAGCTTGACGATCTCATAACCGGAAAGGGAAACGGTGGTCAGCGTGTCAGCGGCGGCGGTAATGCTTGCGTTCTCGGTGTGGATCGCGGCGGCGTTGTTCGTGCCTTCGATCGCGAACTTTACAGCGCCCTTGACGTGTAGAAGGGTAACTTCATTCAGCATAGGCGCAAGCGTCTTTACCTTGCTGATAATCTCGTTCGCGGTCTGCGTCGGGATAACCTCCGCACCCGCGCCGCTGGCGTTGCTGAATGCGCGCTTCTCTGCGTCGTTCAGTGGAAGGCGGCGAATGTTTTTCAGCCACGCGGAACGATATTCGGGCGTACCGAAGGGATCATCGGGCGCGGCGTTGTCGTCGCCGTTGCTCTGCTGGAAGGAACGGGAAACAATGCCCGCGCCCTTCGCGATATTGTCAAGAATGCCGTTGCGCTTCTCGGCGGCGGCAATCAGTCCGGCGCGCTCTTCGGTAAGCTGTGTGGTTTCCTGCTCCAGCGCGTCAATCTCTGCGGCGGTCATAGCGTCGCCGCGCTGTTCGATCTCCTGCTTGATAGCCGCAAGGCGGGCTTCGATTTCTTTAATTCTCATTGTGTTAAACCTCCGTCATTAGTTTGATTTTCAAAAGTTTCTTCCGGCGCTCCAGCCGCTCCTGCTGTTCCCTTTCGATCACTCCGTCGAAATAGGATCGTGCCGAAATATCGGTATCGGCGTTCGCCGGAATGGATACCGCCGAAACGTCGTAAACCTTCGCAATTTTCAAGATCGTGCGTGTGCGTGTGTCGCGGTCGTAGCTATCTTCCGATACGCGGAAAGCCCACGACATTTTCGTAACAAGTCCGTTCTTGATTTCCTCGAACATATCTTGTGCCGCGCGCGATTTCGACAAGTCCGCGAACGTGAAAAGCCCGTTATCGTTAGCTTCAACGCCCAGCGTCCCGTTGGAAAGGCGGGCAAGCACCTTTCCTTCGTGGTTATACTGCATGATTACGTCGGACATATCCGCACCCGCAAGGGCGTTTCTGTCGATCCGTTCGTAATATTTGTTCCCGTCCCACTCATACAGCAAATAGGGCTTGTCGAACGTTGTTGCGTAGCCCTCCACGTAGAAATCCGTATCAATTCGCTTCTCCGCCGCCGTCGGGATCAATAGCGGCTGGATCATTGTTCGGTACTCCCAATCCGTCTTTTTTGGCATTTGGTGTAACCTCCTTTCCCAATTCTGAAACTTCCGCGTATTCCTTGCGGATATAATATTTCTCGCCGCCCTCAACGTGCGCCATGTTCCAAACGTCCATAACGCCGTTGCGGTTCAGCAAGCCGCGGTCAAATAACTGTGTGCTGATATTCAGCTTCGTTTGATTGCTTGCGTATTGTAAGCGGTTTGCGGTAAACGTGATCGCGTTCCCGAAGGACAATTCCCGCGCCGTGTACGTCATATTCGACATAACAAGCGAAAGCTGGATCGCGAAAGGCTCGATCTTGCCTTCGTAATACGCGTTCCATTCGTCCTCCGTGTATTTGTTTTGCAGAATGCCCGCATTCGTGCCGAAGTAGTTAAACACGTTTTCGTTGATCTGCGCCATCTGCGCGGCGTTGACCGTGAACGGCTTGCTTTCGATCGGCTTCACGTCAGCAAACTTCGCGTCGTAGATCACCATTCCCGACTGGTTTTCCGCCGAAAGGTTATCCGCCGTGAAGCGCTTGCGCTCCTTTGTGATGTCCTCCGGCTTCAACATATTTGCAACCTTCGCCAAGAAGCGAATAGAAGCCGAATTTTTAACGCCGTTGATAATTCCTTGATTTTGTGTATGGATCAACTGCATTGTAGGACGAAGCGCGGCGTTACTCTCGCCGAAGAAATCGTCGGTATATTGAAACTGCGTCATTACGCCGACGCGTTCAAACTCGATCGCGGCTTTCTGCCCGCTCCCGAACGTATAACGCAAAAACGGCGCGCCGTTGTACTCGACAACTTCGCACCGTTGAGGAAGCAGGGGATAATACCCGATCAGCCCGCCGAATTCATCTTCGATCGGAACAATAAAGCAAGTATTATTCACCGAAAGGATCGTCGCGATCCTGTAAATGAACTTCGATGTATCCATGAACGGATTAGGCTTGAACTGCAACGCCCGTTCAAGGTTCTTTTGCGCCGTGCCGCTGATCTCCGGTTTCAGCTTTGAAGCGAAGGACGCGAACGAATGTATCGCCGCGCGCGTAAGCTCCATTTCGTAAATACTTTCCGGCGCGTTGCTGAAAACGGGCGTGTACCCGTTTAGCATTTTGAAATAGCCTTCCGCCTTCAAGTCGGCTTTCGGCTTCCGGAAGATAGTTTCAAAAACTCCCATGTTTTTATCACCCCGCATTTTTGAGCATTTCGCCGATTTCGTTATAATATTTCTGCCGCACGGTCAGCGCGTCGATCACGGAAACAAAGCCGTCAATTCTCGCCCGCTGTTCGATCTTCACGGGACGGAACTTCCGCGTTTCCATGTTGTGCTTCAATGCGACGTTGAGGAAGTGCGCCTTCAACAAGTTATTGTCGGCAATCTTGAAATTGCCGTCCTTGATAACGCCTTCAAACTCGCGGATCACGGGCGCAAGGTTTTCACCCTGCCATACGTCGTCCGTCTGCCAGCCCGCGTTCTTCAAGTCGTCGATCAGATATTGCGCGGAATAGCGGTCGTATCCGATCTTCAAGATATATATTCCGTACTGATCCCGAAGCATAGAAAACCATTCGTAAACGTCGCGGTAATCGACGTGGTTTTCGCCGGATAGCTTGACGATCCCTTGCTTTACGAATATGTCATACGGTACGCCGTCGATCGCTTGTGCTGTTTCAAGTCGGTTCGCTGGCATAAAGAATTGTGCGAAGGCATATAGAACGCCGTCCCGCTCGATCACGACGGAAGCGGCGGTCAAGTCTGTTGTTTGCGAAAGGTCTATGCCGCCCACGGCGTAGCTGTCCTTGAAATCCTCCAGCTTCGCGTGAATTCCTGCGCCGTCAACGACGACGTAATCAAGCCACGCGACGGAAGAATTCTGCTTGATATTGCAATACTTCGTAAGGAATTCAGCCCGCTTCGACATACTCATTTCGGCGACGGCGATTTCCTCTTTGAAGAAGTCCGGCGAAACGGAAACGCCCATATTCGGATTTGCTTTTTTAAGCTCTTCAAGGTCGTTCCATTTCTCCACGTCGTCGATCATGTAAAGCAGGGGAAGAAGGCGGCGTTCCTTGCTTCCTCCCTTCAAAAACGCGGTCGATCTCTTCATCAATTCGTCGAAGATACCGTCGTTTTCGTAACCCGCCGTTGAGATCGAAAGGATCATCGGCTGGCGGCGCGCACCAAGCGCGGATTTCATAACTTCGTACTGCTTCAAGCCGCCGTCGCCGCGCCACGACGCGACTTCATCGTTCACGACTAAATGCGGATTGAAGCCGTCGGATTTCTTCGCGTTGAACGCAAGCGGCTTGATCGCGGTATTGCTTTCTTCGATGTAAATATCGGAACGGCGCTTCTTCGATAGGTCGGAAAGCTCCGGTTCTTTTTTAATCATCTGATAGAAGTTATCGTAAACGATGTTTGCTTGCTCCAGCTTCGGTGCAAGGCAATATATTTTCGCGCCGTATTCGCCGTCAAGATACGCCATGTACGCAATGACGGCGGACGCAAAAAGCGTTTTGCCGTTCTTGCGCCCGATCACAATAAACACTTCACGAAAGACGCGCGTTCCGTCCTCTTCGACGATCCCGAACATAACGGAAACGGCGGCTTTCTGCCACAACTCCAGCTTCAAAAGGTCTGTGCGCCCTTCGCAATGATGGCAAAAGTTTTCGATGAACCGAATTGCCTTGTTTGCCTTCTTCGCGTTGAAGGTGAAAAGCCCTTCTTGAAGCCCCTTCACGATGTATTCATACAGAAGGCGAACCCACTTGCCGACGGTTATATTTCCGGAAGAAATGCCGTCGTAATACTCGTAAATGTAATTTGAAAAGGGCATTTTTATTCGTCCCGTAACGCCTGTAAACGGCTTTCCTTTTTCTTCTCCGGCGGTACAAGATCGCAAAGCTGTTTGATAATTGCGGCGTGATTTTTTGTCATGGCGATATGTGTTTTCACCGCGTCGCTTTGCTTCGTCCCGCTCTGATTTGCGCCGTTTTGGTATTCGACGGTGTAGCCCTCTTCGTTGATGATCTCTTGCAATTCTTCAAGGGATACCGCCATGAACGCCGCGTTCTTGATAAGGCTTTCGACGGTCTGCAACTTGTTTTTATCCAAGTCTTTGAAAATGCGCTTCAATCGGGAAAACTCCCGCTTGATCTTTTCTTCTTTCGTCAAGTCCTTCTTTGTCGCCATAAATATCACCCCCTTTTCCGGTCAACCCACACCCCCTTAAACGCGTACACCCGTTATGCGCGCGCCTGCGGAGTATTTTTAATCTCCCGCCCTCGGTGTCGAACCCTCCCTAAATTTTGAGCGAATAGGGGGGGATATGAGGTTTCCCGCTTCGTCGAATGCGTACCGTTTTTTCTTGTCGTTCCGGTGGTGTTCTTTGTTGTGGCAATCTTGACAAAGCGCTTCGAGATTATCCCACGAAAGCGCTATGTATGGATCGTTGATATTCTGCTTCGTCAAGTATGTTTTGTGATGTGCGATCTTCGCGGTTACTGGATCGTCCGGCGTTGAACAGCGTTCGCACAAGTAGCCCTTCGACTTCAAGAAGCTGTCGCGGCATGAACGCCAAGCGTCCGAATTGTAGAACCTTTCCGCCCACGGCTTCATGCGGTTATCCTCCTTCCTGTGGAAAAGTCTGTGCAAAAGAGCAAAAGAAAAAGCCTTCCGTGCATTCACACAAAAGGCTTTATCCCGCGCTATTCAATTCGCAATAATTCAGCGTAATTATTATATCACGCGTAAGCGTCGCGGACAAGGTGCATTGTTTGGTCGCGTTTTGGTCATTTGTCAACGGCTTTCCGGTATGTCGCCGCTGATACCGCCGCCGGAATGCCGAATACGCATACCGCCATATCGTTGACGATCTTATTCCGCCAGCGGCGCGCCGTCTTTATCTCTTTGAGAATGCCCGCGTCGGAAAGCTCTTCCGCGATCTCTTCCCACGTCGCCGTTCCGCCCTCTCGCGGATTGCCGTTGATGTCCTCGCCGAAATAGTAAAGCCGGATCACAACGAATTCTTTATGCCCCTTGAAAAGAGAAATAGCGCGTGTCAAGCTGTCAAAGCCGGATTTCGTTTCTTTGAACTGCTTTTGTTTTTCCTCTCGCATTTCCTCGACGATCTCCGCTTCCGTCTTGCGCTGAATAAAGCCCTTCGCCTGTGGCGTCGTTGAAAACGTCTTTCGTCCCGCGTGATACTCAACTTCGCAATACGCTTCTTCATCGGCTACAAGCGCCGCCAGCTTCTTGTAGTTATACAGCAACGTTTCCATTGCCTTGAAGTAATTTACGTACCCCGTGTTCTGTGTGTATGCTTCCGCCGCCCCTGCGCGCGCGGCTTCAAATACGGCTTCCCGCAACTCTTCGGAAAGCTCTGTTTGCTTTTTAGTCATGTGTGCCACCTCCGGTTAGATATTCGATAATTGTTCCCGCCGCCTGTTCCCAGCCGTAGCAAAGCGCGGCTTTGTAGCCCTGTGCCGAAAGAGCGTCCAGCCACTCCGATTGATGATCGCTTGTCCTGCCGCCGCGTTGCCGTTTAAGCTCTATGTAAAGCCCGTGATACTGCCCGCGCGCGACGGGCAAGCATAGATCGGGAACGCCCGCTTTCACGCCCTCCGCCCGAAGCCGTCCCGCTTCCGCCTTGTGTCTGCTCCCGCCGTTCGGGACGTGATAAAGCAAATTCAATTCGGGATATTTCCCGCTTTGCATAGCCGCCCACGAAAACAGCGTCATTTGCTCTTGTGCTTCTGTCGGAACGGGCATTTTATTTTTCTGCATTCCGCGATCCCTCCGTTTTCTTTGCGTATCCAATCGCCTTTAATCCGCCGCCGCAATATTTGCAAGTGTTCCCATCTGCGTGTGTTGCCGGAAAGACGTTGATTTTTCCGCATGCGAAGCATTGAAAAGCGATCTTGTCGGTTTTTTCTGCCGTGCATTCGTATTTACCCGTTTCTTCCTGCGTCCTCTCCCAATCAGCGAAGAAGAAAAACGGCTTGTTCTGCGCCATTGCTTCGCCGAATTCATATTTCGCGCCTTTGCTCTCTTTCCAGTCCGGAAGAAAACAGACTTCGGCGCACTCTGCAAGCATAGCGCCGGACATACGCATATAGGCTTCCCACGTGAAGCCCTCCGCCGGAAGAAGCGCCGGATTTACGACGATGAAGCCGCCTTCCTCCAGCTTCTTTTGCGCGTTGTAAAACTTCGTGAAATAATACGGATCGCCCGTGATTTTTCCGGCAAGATATAGCGTCCTTTTTTCCTGCATTGTGTTTCCTCCCTTCATTTCGTAAAAAGCGTTGCTTGCGCTTTCCGTTCTTCCTGCTCCAAGAGATCAAAAAGCCGGATTTGTGCTTGTTCCTGTTCCAGCCGTTCATTTGCCGCGCGGCAATAATCTTCGTCAATCTC